AGGCGAAGCTGTACGATCCGAACGACCAGCAGCGTCGCCCGCTCATCCCGGAACTGCGCGACGCCCAACTGATCACGATGACGGCCACTGGCATGCTGCTCTACGGCACGGAGCGCGCGCCGGATGGCTCCGAGTACGTGCAGGAGTGGTCGATACGGCTGGCTGGAGACTAGACGCGTTGGCCTACTAAAATACAGGTCTAAGTTATTGTTTACATTAGGCCTATACAGTGGAGGTAAGTGGGTACGGTATAATGCTCGATTAAGCATCAAGCTACTGATTTATTTTAGAAAATATCCGGCCACCAATGTTAAGTACAGCCAGTCTAGCGAACTAGCATCCATGCGGGTTTCAGAGGGTTTTACAGTAATTCGTATAAAATTTTACTGAAATCCTTGGCTGTCTTAGGCTGCAATAACCTGCCAGTCACCTCTGAGATCATGATACTTGTCGGTCATGGCGGCGGTCTTGTGACCAAGCATCGATTGGGCGAACGCGGCACCGAACTGTTCCCGATACAGCCGCTCCGATAGACTGCGGATCTCGTGGAAGCTTGGCGGGGTCCGGCCCTCAGCCGCCTTGATGCCCGCCGCTTCCCTCGCATTCTGGAAGGCATTTGACAGGCCGTTGCTCGTTACCCGGTCGCCCGGTTTGGCCGATCCCTGGTGCTCGACGTGGTGCACGAGGTATTGCGTCGTAATGAGGTCACGGCATGCTTGCACGGCCTCGCCGATCGACACGCCGACCTTGTCGAGCCGGATCTCCCCGCTCAGCCGGAGCTTTACAGTTCCGTTGCTCTTGCCTTGGGTGATGTGCAAATATCCCTCGCGCCAGTCCGAAAACTTCAGGCCAGCGATATCGTCCCTGCGCTGCGCGGTCGTCAGGGCGAGATACATGGCACGCTGGAGCCACCGCGGCGCCTTAGCATGGATGGAATGGAATTGCTCCAGCGACAGGCGCTCGCGCGTCACCTGCGGCCTTGGCGCCCTGGTTGCCGATACCGGATTGCGTCCGACCTCGATCAGGCCCTGCGTCTCGGCCCAGCGGAATACGTCGCTCATGCGTGCCCGCACGGCATTGGCTGTCGCCTTGCCGCTTTCCTTTTCCACGTCCTCCAGAAACCTCGCCACGTGAGCGGTAGAGATATCCTGCAGGCGCCGCTTGCCGATATCCGCCTCGGCCATGCGCTTGACGTACATCGTGCAGGAGCGAATCGTGTTGTCGCGCGGCTTCTTCTTCTCAAGCCATAGTTCCTTGTACACCGGCAGCCAGCCTTCCAGGGTGTATTCCGTCTTGCCCATCACCCAGTCGACGAGAGAGGAGGGCTTGCGCGTCGCCAGCGCGGCGTTTGCCGACCGCGCCTCCTGTACGGCGTGCGCCTTGTCCCGGCCAAGCCCTTTTTGCGTCTTCTCGTGGGGATTTCGGTAATAGTAGTACCCTGCCGGGTTCTGGTACAGGTTCGGCGGCAGGGCGCGATTCTTCGCGAGACGACGACGACCCATCTTAGTCCGCCACGTACTGTGCGTCCCGCTTTACCTGCCAGGACTTGCCGATCTTCTTGGGTTGCGGCTGGATCCGTCCATCGTGCACCCAACGGAGGAGGGTGTTCTCGTGCGGAATCTTCGAGAACATCAAGGCCGCCCACTCTCGCAGGGTGACGTAACGCGATTGAATTTGCTTCTCTTGCATGCTACCCCCTTATTCCATTCCACTATCCAGATACCGGCGCCGCTCCACCGGCGGCACGGCCTCACCGACACCCGGGCGGACTAGCCCATGGAGCGCCGGCACAGCCCCGACGCGCCGTTCGTAGTTCGGCCGTCGCCGGTCGTTTATCGGGCTGCTGAAATACGACGACGCGCCTTTGCGTCGGTCCGGTCCGCGTTCTTTCATGGCGAGTCCTTTTCGTCTTTGCGCGCTTCGATAGCGGCGTCGATAGCCTCACGTCCCGATTCGCTCCAGGCTCGCATTGCTTGCCCTTCCCACGGCCAATGCACGCGGCACAGTGGCGCTGCGCCGGGCCGCGTCATATGCTCGATCTGGCATTCCTCGGAAATCATGAAGTCAAGCCGCTCCGCATCTTTCTCCACAGTTCCCGCTGCGGGAGCCGAGCTTCTAATTCCGTCGAATTCTGCGGAATTAGAATTGGCTGCGCTTAACCGTGCGACTTCGGCTTCCAATTCAGCAATGCGCTTGTCGCGCCGCTCGATGGTCTGGTTTGCATGTGCAAGCCCTTCACCAGCTATTGCCAAGAGAACGTTCTTCAGTGCGTCCACGCTCATGCTTTCTCCTTCTCGATAGCTGCGGCATGACAGGCCAAGTGCATGGGGAACGGGGTTAGTCTTTCCGACCCAGGGATTCTGTCGTACATGTATCGTTCGCCACTATTGATGCGCGTAAGGCACACAGGACAGTGATGCCCACGATTCGCCTTGCGTACTCCGACCTTTGTTGCGACTGGCTTAACTTTTCGCTGTGGAATAGCCGCCCGCAGCCGCTCGACCTCCGCGATCAGTTCAAGCACAGCAGCGGGGTTGGCGGCCTTCTGGAACGCGATCTCGTTGAACGGCCACACGCGCTCGTCCCTTGCCGCCAGTGCCAGCGCCTTAAGCTTTTCGATGTCCATTTCATGCCTCCTTTGGGGGCGTACGCATTTTCAGCGCCCTGTACGCTTTCGGCCCTATTGCCATCACTCCACCGGCCATCATGTAGGCGCGGCTTTCTGTACCGAAGAACTCCAGCATCCATTGGTTCATCTTGGCGGCGAACTCTGGCGTCACAATCTCGCGCGTCGCTGGCAGAAGCTGCATGCGCGGCAAATTGTCTAGCGACGGGTCAACGACGATGCGAAGCTCAGCAAATGTCGACACACTGTTCATTTTGTCTCCTTGGTGGCGCGCATCTTCCTGCGGCGCTGGGCTGTCGCTCGGTTATTGCGGCGGGCCGCGACACCTATTGGTTTGCCATCCTCGCTGATGAATACGAAGTCGTGAACGAGGCCGCAGTCGCAGCACGCCATGCGGTAAATCTCCCCGACTGGCACCTCAAATCCTTCGCCGTCAGTCCTTTGTTTGTATTTCGCTTTTGGCATCCTGCAATCCTTTTTGATAACCTTGTGAATAGACACGTTCGATCAGATCCTGGAGCACTTTCGAATTGCGCTCCCTGCCGCTACGCGTTCGCCCAAAGAACTCAGCCACCAATTGACGACATTGCGGTGCTGGGAATAGATGTCTCACTTGCCATCCTCCTTCCCGCTGTTCATAGGTGTAGGGGCGGCAACTCGTTTCCAGTGCGTGACATAGCCGGTACTGGTCAGGTCGCACAGAAATCCGGCGAAGCGCTCCGGGATCAGAGACACCTCAATCCACGCGTTATCGGGATAGCCTGGATGTGCATCGTTGGCTACTTTGCCGGCGTAACGCGAGACCAGCACGCGCTCTCCTGGCTGCGGCAACTCGTCTTTCACGTCGATCCATGCCTCTGCTGCCCCAGCAGTGCGACCGTCGATGTAGGCGATGATTTCGTTCGCCATGTCCTCAGTGCTCATGATTCCGCATGAGCGAAATTTTCCAAGCAGTTCATGGAACTCGGGCGTGTCGACGCTCACCGTCTTCCGTTCTGCCATCTCGCGCTCAAGCTGGCGGATACGCTCGATCATTTTGTCTGCGTCGATCACGTCGTCTTCCGGGAATCCGCAGGCGGAATGCAGGCGCAGCAGGTCATCAACGCCGCCGCGCACGACTGCTTCGAGTTGGCGGATACGCTCGGCATACGGGGCGACAATGCCCGCCACCTGCTCGGCGGTGTAGCCGCATTGCTCGGACCGCATGCCTTCGATCAGCACGTTCAGTTGCGGGTACTTAGGCGCCGGCAGTTCTTCCCCCATAGTGGCGGCAGGAGCGGTGCTGTTGGTATTAGTGCTCATTGCGGTCCTTTCGTGTCTTGAGATGCCGCCTTGGCCGCGCTCGGGTCTTCGGAAAGGCCGCGCCAGCACGGATAGTCGCCGACCTGTCGCCAGTGCATTGCCCATTCAGGATTTGCGCGCCAGAATTCGCCGTCCCACCACTGCATGGTTGCGTCTCCAATGCTGGGCGAGTCGATAAAATGGCGCTCGTACCATCCGGGGAGCGCGGGTGACGTCAGGCCGCTGAACCATTTGGTCGTGTGCGGAAGCTTCGGGCGGCGCTTGTTTGCTGTCAGCAGCCATTCGAGCGGCGAAATCATTTCGCCTCCTGTGCCGCGCTGGAGGCGAGGGCTGCGCGAAGCTGCTTGTGTTCGTCGCTTACTTCCGACTCTGGAACAGTCGCGTCCCAGCGCTCGCAAATAGCTTTGGCGACCGTCAGCAATTGTGGAGTCTCGTCCCGCTCGGTTTCATCGCCAGCACTCGCTGCATGTGACGCTCCCTGCTGGGCGAGGGCTGCGCGGGCGGCATCCAATGCCGCTTCACGCGTCGCTTTCCCGATGCCAGCATGCTCCAGCGCCTTGATGCACATCCCCAATGCTTCGCGCAGGTCCAGCGGCGCAGCTTCCCGGCTGGGTGCTTGGGCGCGGCCTGTGCTATCGCACGTGTGGCATGGATCGACGGCTTCGGTCCCAAGCGGCAGGAGGTAGCCTCTCCCGCCGCATGCTGCGCACTTCCTCGTGCTCGCGCTTACCGTGGTGGCCGCACAAGCCTTGCACGTCACGCGGCGCTTGTGCCCGATGAAGGTGTAGCCGCAGGTCGAGCACAGGCACTGATAGTTGCCGTTCTCGTGCGGGGCGTCCTCGACCCAATCGCGAGCATCGACAGCCGCCACGTCCATTTGGCTGACTGCCTGCTGTGTGTCCGGTGCGTATGCGACGTCGACCAGCGCTTTCCAGTTGTCGGCGGTACGCGGCGGCTCGGCGCCAAGCACGACCTTGCGTTTAGTGCGATAGTCGGTCGGCCAGTCACCCTGCTTGTCCGCATTCAGATCGTATCGAACGTCCGCGTACCACGCGATTACCGGCCCGGCAGGTGCCTCGGGCGCGGCTTGGTGGGCATTTTCTTTATGCTGGTTCATAGTCGTATCCAACTGGATTAAGTACGGCGAACTCGCCAAAATGTTCGATTGCAGCCTTGTTGTAGGCGTGCGCGGCTTCGTGCTCGCAGTCGAAATTGCCTAGATGCTTTTGATGCTTTCGACCCGGCACCCGAATTGCGGCCTGCCATTTTTCACTGCCTTTTCTGCGACTTACACCTTTGAACTGAGAAGTGGCTCCGGTCCTTTTCTTCCTTAGGTTCCGCATATTTTCCGCTAAGGTCGCAATGCGAAGGTTCTCGATGCGGTTGTCGTCCGGGACTCCATTGATGTGATCGATCTGCAATTCAGGAAACTCGCCATAGACGTAAAGCCAGGCTAAGCGATGTGCTCTGTACGTTCTGCCGTGGGTCTTGATCAGGATGTAGCCCCAATTGTTTTTGGCGGTAAATGGGTCGCTCTTATTCGTAATCCGCGAATAGAACAGGCCCGTTTCAGGCTCGTAGCGAAGCGATTTCTTTAACTGCTCTTGGGTAAGCGGGGGCCGCGCACTGGCAACCGGGACCGGGCCTGCCTTAATCCTGAATGGATGGCGGCAAACCGGGCAGACCGTCTGTGCCATCTTCCCGGCAGTGCTGACGCGGCGAACAATCTCAACGTGGTGACCTTTCGGGCATTTGACCGCATCACGGTAAACCTTCGGCGCCTTCATTTCGCACGTCCTCCCACGCTCCGTTCTTCCGCCTGCTCGGTAGCGCGCGGCTGGCTGACTGCGGGCGATGCGAGGGCGGCGCGGAGTTCGGTCAAACCGTCGGCATAGTGCTTCATGATGTTGGAATGACCGAATTGCTCCGCCCACACGGTGTCGGTGCGGGTACGTAACCAGTTCGCGCAGCTTTCCAGCAGGTTCAGCGCACGCACATCCCCTGCCGCAACGCTCGGCTCTGCGCGGCGGGCGAGATCGATAAGCTGGAGGGCGCCGCTTGCGAGTTGTCCAACCATTCGCAAGTCGTTTGGGTGCAGTGCGCGGAGGTTCCGTAAGTCGTGCGCCAGCGCTTCCAGCTTGTCCAGGTCGACTCCTGCGGTGTTGGTCTTGTCGGTCATGGTCATCCTCATTGATCAGGCCAATTGCTATTGATGCGTGCCATCGCCTCGCGGCCGGGTTGACGCTGCGTATGGCCGTGGCCCGGCATGCTCTGCTCCAGTTCCAGCGAAGCGCGGTAATCGCAGGCGCGGGAGCACACCCAGCCGCCGTAGTAGTTCGCTCTCGCGGCGTGACGGTAGCTGCCCTTGTCGTTCATCACGAAAGCTTTGCCGCCCTTCCAGTACGGGCTTCCGCCCAAGTGCTTGCCGCAACCACGGCAAACCGCTTGCGTGTCGGTGCAGCTATGCATGATCGCCGCTCCTCTCTGCGCTGGCATCCCCTTCCAGGGTGTTAGCTGATCCAGTCTGGAGAGCGCGGATCGATTGTTCGATGAGCTCAATCACGCCTTCGGCCACTTCGATGACAATCGGGTCACGGGTGCGCGTTCCCTCATCGAGACGGTATTGCACGTAACCACGGCAGGCAGAAAGCGTGTCAGCCGCCTGATTGCGGATTGCCTCGGCGTTCTGTGCGCCGGCCGCCAGCGCTTGATTTACAAGTCGGACGAGCGTTGCACGTTCTTCGTCGTCGCTGTGAAATGCGTCCTCTTCCGGATCGCCGGTAGGGCCAGCCTTCCAATCCATCACGCAGTTGCCAATCAAGTGCAGGATCACGTTGGCGGTCTGCTTGGCGGTCGCGTTCTGTGCGCCGGCAGGAGCTACCGATTTGATGATGTCGGACAGGTTCAGGTCGCCCATCTTCTCGCTCCAATCAGCCGCTAAATCGTCAGGGCTGTAGCATTCGACGCACGCACGGCGCACAGCCTGAGCGATCGCCATTTCTCGCGCGGATGGCGGCTCGGCCTGCGCCTGTCTTGCCAGGTGGGCGGCGCGATTTGCGACCAATGCGAGTTCGGTCAGGTTGAACTCCATGCCGTCGCCGTTCAAGAGAGTGCGTGCGCCGCTGTCGGTGATGATCTCGTACTTCAACATGTCGAGCACTTCCTCACGGGTGTAGATGCCCGGCGTTTCGGGGCCCTCGTCATCCTCGCCCCGATCAATGGCCGCGATCGCGTTTGCCAAGCGAGGGCCTTCGTTGTACTGCTCTGCTTTCGGTTGGCGTGCCAGATGCGTGGCAATCGCAGCGCGGGCGATGGCGCGGGCGAATTGGTAATGGTAGGGAGACAGCGACGGTACGGTGTAGAAGCCGTGCTCGTCCTCCTCGAAGCCTGTCCAGCTAAGAGTGCCCGACTTGACTGCTTCGTTGGCGACTTTCTTGATCTGCTCATCCGTCATATCGCCGGTCGTCTGCTCTGCGCCATCCTCGCCCATCATCTTGCCGGCCATCGACAGAATGCCTTTCAGCGTACCGGCGACAGCGTATTTCTGAGGCGACGTTCCCGGGATATCAGCAACAGCGGTGCTGACGAGGGGCTGATAGTCCAGCAGCTTCGCGCCTGCTTCTGCAAACGCGCTCGAAAGGGCGGTGCACGTGGTTTCGAATTCTTGGTTGCTCATGCTGTCTCTTTCGTGTTGGTTGCGTCATATGCTGGCTCGCTCCACTTCACATCGCGCGCGGCGCCGAATGCGTACAGGAACTCGATGAACGCCGCGGCTTCCTTCACATAGAAGTCGCGGGACTGGATGCCAAGTTGGACGATGCGGCGCCCGTCGAAGCTCGGGACCACGCGCCCGTCGTGATGCAGCGGCGTGCCGGCCAGTCGCATTTCGTCGGCGAACTCGTCGATCAGCAGGCGCTTCATATCGTCGGCGTCCCACTTGCGGCCGATGTGCTCGACCTGTCGCGCGATGTCGCCGATCATGGCGTGATACTTCTCTTCCTGAATGCGCTTCTTGACAGGCTCGGAGAACACAACCATCCAGCCGGCCGGCGCCTCCATGCAGAAGCGCGCGGCGTTGTTGCGGGCTTGGTCATGAACCAGAAAAAAGGGGCGCTTGGCGGTCATGCCATCACTTCCCGGCGCAGCGCGGCAAAGTCCATGCACACCAGGCGCTCGATAATCTCGACTGCTGTCAAATCGAACGCCTCGACCAGAGCATCGAGCATCTGGATATCGGTCGGGCCTTCGTCGAACAGGTCGGCCGCGTCGACCAGATGCGGATACTCGGTGGCGCCAGCGTTGTGCAGGAATTGGGCTACCAGTTCGTTAGCGTGTTCGAGGGTCATGCTGCCTCTCCCAGGCAGATTGACGCCTCTGCGCTGCGCAGGATTGCCACGTTGGATTGCACGAGCCGGTCGAACCACGCAAGGCGCTCGACCATGGCGTCGATGAAGGCGTCATCACGAAACACGCGCTTCACGTACAGGTCTTTGCCGACGGCGGCGAGGTCAGGTACGTACATGATGAAATCCGTCCACTTGCGGCCAGTGATCCACATGCCGCCATGAAGCTGATGGTCGTACTCGGACGTGTCTCCAGTTGCCCACATGGCCAGGATCTTCGTGCTATCGATCGGTGCCTTGATCTCAATGAGGCCGTCATCGTCACAGAGCCCGTCGGACGAGTAGCCGAAAATTCCATCGTCAGTCAGGCAGATGCCCGCCTCGGTCACGAAGGCGCCCGTACGGCCTTCGTAGATGCGGCGCGCAGCCGCCTCCATCTCGTGGCCGCGCTCCAGAACCCATGCCTTGGGCGGCTCGCCGTGTGGCTTACCGCTGATGCGCTCGATCGCGAGGTCTGCCGCGTAGCGTTCTGCTACCGCCGTCGGATCGCCGACATTGCGCGACCCAGACTTCTTCTGGCAGCGGCTGATGGCGTCCGCGAAACACGAGGCTGTGATTTTTCCGCAGCGGGCTGCATGCCAGGCCTCGGTGCCTTGGTTGCATTCGACGAAGTTCATGCTGCTTCTCCTGCGGTACGTTGGTAATCGATGTCTTCGGCGCTCGCGGCCGGTGCCTCGGTAGCCTGCACGTCGATCGTGTTCGCTTCCTCGGCGGCCTGGCGCAGCTTCAGTCGGTGCGCTGTGATCGCTTCCTTGAGCTTCTTGTGGTCGGCCGGCTGGTTCGCAAGTTGGCCGTTGTGGGCCTT